TTTTTACCTGTTTTTATGGAAATTATTGGTTTATTTTCAAAATTTAATACAGAAGAACCATATCCCGTCCCAGTTTCATAAAGATAAGCATCAATAATGGATCCTCTTACTGTTGGGGTAAGAATTATGGTTTCTACAGTCTGAGTAGTGGTTCCAAATCCAACAGGAGCGTAGTCTAAAGAGGCTATAATGTCTGGATAAGCGAAATTATGATAACCAGTTCCAGTAGATCCTAAACTTACATAATTTTTTGATATATAATTGCTTCTTATTGTTCCTCCAATACCTCCATCAGTCAATTTAAAGGAATTGTCATCAATTTTATTGATTTGGTATTGATTTGTAGTTGTCAATCCCGATACAGCTGTTCCAGTACTAGAATATTCTACTATTTCACCATCCTTAAATCCATGATTAGTAAAATTAACAGTATTATAAGCACTTGAAATGCCACTAGGTTTAACAATTAACTTTCTATTTGTAAAAGTTCCTCCATTTACGACTTCAACACCGACAATTGAAGTTTGATTGGGAAGAGTTGAAAATTTATGGATTCCTGCAAGACTTGTTGTACCAAATCCTACAGTATTGATCCCTGATATAGAATCATTAATAGAAGAATATAATTGAATAGTGGTATTGTTAATAACACTTACAAAATAAGATGAATTATTAACTAGAGAAGAAACTCCTATCCCAAGACCTATCCCATTATTTCCATTAGACTTATAAATTACATGTTGATTATTCCTAAATGCATGATTTGTAAGAAATGTAATTTCATTTGTCGTGGTATTAATTCCTCCAGCATTAGTAGTTGACCTCCCATCAAAACTAACATCCCTAGACTTCTTAATGATCAATGGATTTAATATAGCATTACCATTTCCCCCAGTAACACCAATAGATACAACTCTTTCAATATCAAATCCTTGAGGATCTACATCAATTTTTGTAATTGTACCACTAACTACTGGTTGCAATAATGCGGTAATACCAAGACCTGGTGCAATATCTACTTGAGGAAGATTAATAACATCATAATTACTTCCTCCATTTAAAATATTTACATTTTCCAATGGGCCATAATAAATTTTATCGTTAGATTTATAATTAGTAATCTCTACTCCATCAATTAACATTCCAATTGATCCTGGAGATGTTTCAACTTGATTTCCTCTATTAATAGTGGAGTCTAAAGAGAATTTTTTAAGTAATTTCTGGGGGCCTATTATATCTGCTTTTTGAGAATCTAAGGTAAATCTATGTCCACCAGTATTAATACCACTACTAGTAGATGAAACATTCAGCTCTATAAAATTAGTACCATCTACAAAAGATCTAGATGTATACAACTTCATCTCTTTGGTAGTGGTTCCTATTCCAACATAATAAGATCCTGTATCTAACCCAATATAAGGAGTTTGCCATGATTCGGGTTCATAATAAACTTTATCACCATCTATAAATTTTAATTCATTATTAAATTGGAGGGTTTTGTAATTATTAGTTACAGGATTCTTCTCCGTCAATCCAGCTGCTACAACGGATTGAATATTAACTCCTATAGTATTAATATAATTGGATACACTAAGTCCACTTCTTCCTGATGGTAAGGAATTGGATGCAATATAAGTAGTATGAGCACTCCCAACATACAAATTCTGAACATCAGAAAGTATCTTTCCATCTTTTAATGGTACTATATCACTAAATGCAGTATTAATTCTTCTCCTAATATCATATACTCCATCTGTCGCTACAAGATTTGTATTATCACTTAAAGTTATGTCTTTACTATCAACAATATTATCAATTTTTAGATTACCATCTCCCCCAAATACAACATTATTTGAGTTAGATTCAACTATTTCAACATAATCATCTATTTTAAGACTTGATTTATCAGTATCTCCCTTGGTTGTACAAGAAGCATTGTTTATATTAGATAATTTATATCTTACACTGGTATTGTATATCCATGAATTTGCAAAAATTTCTTTATAAGTCTTATTAGTGGCAGGATTTTCAATTAAATCCCCAATATTACTAACACTAATGATCTGACCTTCATCTATAGTAATATTTTTAGATATTTGATTGAAATCTGATAAAACTCCAGTCAGTCTTAACTGAACTTTTGTACCATTAATATCACCATCCTCATAACCAAAATAAATATCATCATTTCTTACAACATCTGCAGTTTGTATTGATGCTCCAATACCTGTACATCCAAAAAATTGATTAATACTCTTACTAGTATAATTAATGGATGTATTAACCCCAGAAATAATAGTACCTGTAACTCCAAATCCTACAGTAGAATCAACAGGTATTGTGGAAGCTCCAGCACCCACATTTTCTAATACTTTAGATGCTGGTGTAATACTAAAATTACCTTGTATGGTTGATGCTGATTCATCATAACCCATAAAAAGTGAAATTTTATAATATTGCTTGTTTTCGGTTAAAGCTACTCCAACTCTAGTAAAAGGTTCAACTTCAGAAATAGATGCATTTGTATTTAAATCCGATTCTTTAAATATTGTTTGACCAACCAATTTGGAAGGATCACCAGCAATTAAATCCGCTATTATTATTTCTCTTCTAACATAATCAGCTGAGGATGGCTTAAGTAAATAATCCTCTAAATTAATAACTTTAGGGGTTTCACCATAAAGAACATTAAATAATATCCTAAATGATTCATTCGTACCTTTTGACTCATATAATGATCTAGCATTTTTTATAAAATTGCCAGCATCTACATCAGATGCAAAAGAAACGTCTTCTAAACCAGGTGTTAAGGTTGATTTTTGTTTCTTATAAAATTCTCTAAGAAATAAAGAACTTAGGTTTTGTATAGATGCATCTGCATCATGTGATTCTGCTGTAGTATCACTAAAAATTAAATCTCCCTTATTTAATTCTTGATGATAACTTGTAATACCACAAAATCCCCTAATACATCCTGTAAAAGTATTTGTAGTTAATCCAGTATATGTAATAATCTCACTACCAATCTTTAGTAGTCCATATTCATTTGGAAATCCCTTAGTGGTGGAAACTTCAATAGTATTAGCATCACTACTAATACCAACACTCAATGTAGTAGAGTCAATAACTACATTAGGTGTTAAATTATCTAATTTTAAATATTGATCTAAATTATCTGTAATATCAACGGTACCACCTTGATATTCTTGAGAAATATAATATTGTTTTAAAAAATCTACCGTAGTGGGAGATTCGCTTAACACAAAATCAGGTAATTGGTTATCAATTATTTCCTGAATCTTAACTTTAGATTCAAAACCAGTCTGTATCATATTACTGTCGTTTTAATTGTCCGTTGGAATAACTAGATGTATAGAAATCTTTAATAAAGGTGGTGCCTGTTACCTCATCACCAGAACTAATAACATCCCTCACCATATTTATTTTACTTTTAGAAAGACTTAAATTAATATACAATTCTCGTAATCCTACAACATCATTTGATTCAGGAATAGCTTGTATTTCAATAACACCAGAAGTATTAAGAGTTGAAGTAATATTTATTGTATTCAACAATATTTCTCCTTTAATATAATCTACAGTTCCTGCAGATTTAGCCACAACATTATATGTACCATCCACTAATACATCTATAATAGAAATTACTCCAGTTTTTAAATCTGGATTAGGAATATCTGTAATATAAACTGTTTTTGTAGTGCCAGAAATCTTAAATCCTGTAGATTTAATATTGAATCCTGATTCATTAACATGGAATTGATTTCCATAGCATAATTCATACTGAGCAAATTGATTTAGAGCTGCTTTTAAATCTCTTCTAATTTTTATTCTTGTAATATTAGAAGTTATAGCAGTATCTGTATTATCAATAACTTGTTGAACTTTACTATACTTAAATCTTCCACCAAATTGATTTAAATCAACAGAATTAGCATATGTAGTGAGAGAATTTATTACACTTGTTTTTAATGCAGCTGGAGTAGATACCTTGGTATTGTCAAAATAAACAGAAGAATCAAGTTCTACATATAGCATCTTAAGATCTGTTATTTTTTGATTTATTCCAGATACAGTGTACTGCTTTAATTTTGATAAAATAAGAGATTTATTAAAAGCTGAAACAAAAGATCCATTTTTAGGTTTTATACTAATATAAACATTTCCAAACTCTGGTGGATCCATCTCCTCACCCCCTACAACAGCGACAGATTCAGTGTCAGGGTATATTTGCTTAACTATAGCTTCATAGTCTCTGGGAGTGACTGCACGGTACTGTGAGGAGTATACTCTAGGAGCATAATATTTGATTGAACTCACCTCTTCAATATCAGAACCATTCTGAGAAGGTTGATTAGTAATTACAGTTGGTGAAAGAGTTAAAGTAAGTGGTGTATATTGAGAATTGTAAGGATTAATTGATACAATTTTTCCAGAGAATGAAAATGAATTATTAGTTCCTATACCATTACCTTCTTTACCATCAGTAATGATATATTGAACTGTAATAACTGATTCATTTTCTAATTTTTTACCAATATAACCGTCACCAAATAATAATTCATATTTTTCATCTTGTATTTCTTGAATTAAGAATATTTCAGATGTTGAATCTACATTTAATATATTTTCTACTAAAGAATATTCATTTCCTAATGCATTCTTATCAGCTGCACTCGCAGAATTGACATATACCCGAATAGTTGAAGTATCAATACCTGTATTATCTAATATAAACCTTTGATCTAATGAAGTATCTGCAGTAAATGTTTTTGTTATGAAGGTACCTTCTTTAATACCAATACTAGAAAAAGATGCTTGATAGATTCCATTTACTTTGGCAATGGGTGCTGATATATTTTCAGAAACCGAAAAGACGTATGATGTATCAGTTGCATTCCCAGTACATACTAAACCTGCCTGTAAGGTTGCTATAGAGGATCCTGGATCGGTTGTACCGAAACTAGTAATGAATGATATTCTTGCTTCTGCGGCAGTCTTAGAACGTGGTACATATCCAATATTTCTTGCTAATGAAACTACATTTTCACGAAGAGTTGCAGAATCTAAAAAAGATTCATTAACAATCATATTGGAGTTAAATGCTGTAATATAAGTGTTATAAGCTAACGTATCAATTAAAACAGAAAAATTAGACCCCTCAAAGTCAAATCCCGTAAACGTAGAGTTAGCACGGAGATACTCTTTGATAGAGGTCTTTATTTGATCAAAATCAAGGTTTGTAAATTTAGTAAACGGCATTTTATCTTGTTGACTCTAAGAGAAATGAATATTCTTGTGCAGGAAATTCTTGTCCAACAATATCATAATATACCGTTACCTCAAAGGAATTCTCATTTGGTTGCGGATTAACCAATACTCTTACATCACTAATTCTAGGCTCAAAGTTATCTAATGCAACTTCAATTTGTTCTTGAATTGTGGAAGCAGTACCAAAATCAACAAAATTAAATAGACTATCATAAACATCCGAACCAAAGGTAGGATTAAAAAACTTTTCAGTAGGAATAGTTTGAACTATATTACGTACTGATCTACGAATTGCATCTTCGTTCTTTAATACCTTTAGATCATTTGTGATAGGATGAGGGATAAAGGATAAACTAATATCTTTAAATTCCCGTGAGACCCTTCGAATAGTCATTGAACAAGGTTTTTCTTTATTTATACCCAGTTCTTAATATTTACTTTCCTTGCCCTCTTCTTTTCTTACGAGCCGAGTTACGAGAGGTCGCCGCATACTTTGTATGTTTACCATTTCCTTGACGAGTCTTCTTCGGGGGTGATTGTATAAAATCTCCACCACTAATACCACTGGTTGCTTTAGCCATTAATTTTCTGTGTAAATTTCAGTTTTAATTTGAGAGGAGTCTGGAGAACCTGTTTGATAAAATTCAACTGCGAAGTCCTCCATACGATTCATATATTCCATTTGAGTAAGTGCCGTATATACTTCCTTACCGTCTATAAGGATTCTATATAACTCTTGTTTTTTCATGCCCTACTCTTACACGAGGATCGCACCAGATTTCGAAACCTGCGTCTTTTGCATCAAGACAGAAAGAAACATCTTCTCCACACATGTCTTGTACTTCGCCACTCTCGAAAACCTGCATCTTGGGAGCAAACCATGGATAAGGCATTCCTTCGTGCTCAAATACTCCATTCTTAATTAATAGCCATCCGAAACCTGTATAGTCTACTGTGAAAGGTTTCTTACGCTTGGATATACTTTCGATAGTCTCGTGATTCATCACTCCACCGTTGTTACGAAAATCATCCTCTTCTAACCAATGTGCTACAGAGGTAGTCTTACCATCTTCGGTACAATACCATCCACCTGCAATGTCTTGCTCCATAAGAACTAATTGATAAAACTTCTCAGTATTAAAAACAATGTCAGAGTCAATCCATAATTGCCAATCATACTTAAGTTTTCCGTCCCATGGAATTTGATTTGGCCCTCTGAGAACATTTGCTCCAAGACACTTGCATCTTGCAAAGTTCACCATAGAACTATAATCTTGTGATATCTGAATACTTGCTCCATTCTGAACAAGATCAAAACAAAGTTGTACAAAAGCTTTTAAGAATGTATAAGATACTCCCCTACCTGGTAAACAAAATACTACAGATTTTCCTTTTACTAATTCTTTTGCTTTATCATAATCCCATTCAGCTGGTTTTGAGACTGTGGGAGTCTTTGCCTTTACTGTAAATCCTTTAGCCATAACGTTACGTAATTACAAGTCAATTATACTAGATTATATAGCAATTGTCAATATGAAGATTCTTCGTATTTCTTAGGGGGGTTTTCCGTAAGTTCTGAATATGTTAACTCTGAATTATAATCTCTATTAAGTAAGGGCCATATAGTCTCAAACTGCCCTTCATTTAATTGTTTGAATATACAACGTTCCTTGAAATATATGTGATATTCCTTCATTATTTTCTTTCCTTGATAATGGCTTCACTACCATCAACGTTCCATTGTATTTGACTCTCTTCATATAAACTAAGTTCGTTGATAACCTGTTCTGGTATTGTTGTATAATACTCTCCACTTACTGTATCAATCTCTATCGTGGAAAAAATTTCCCCAAAATTTTTCATCATACTTGTAAATCCGTCGGTTGTTTTTATATAGCGAAAAAAATTCTTATGTAAAGAGGAAAACACAGCTGCCTTGGGTAACACTTTGTAGGTTAGGGAAGTTGCCCTTTTTTATAAACGGGGGCAAC